CTGAATGCGACACAACCAATAGCAAGATGCTGTTGATACTTGGCGCAGGATTGCTAATCGGGTTTATGATAGCAACAATTATTTGGAAGTAGAGATAGTTTGACTATCTTTGCAAAGCGTACCCTATGAAAACATTTTTAAATCCCACCATTACCGCATTGCCATAAGCTATTCAGCTGAGGGTACGCCTTTGTGTGTAGTGGTGGGTATTTAGTCTATGAAAGACCCGGCATTTCTTTTTTATTCATCCGATTTCTTGTCGGGTGTTCAGGACTTGACTATGGAAGAGCGTGGTCAATACATCACATTGCTATGTCTGCAACATCAGAAAGGTCATCTTACCGAAAAGATGATACGGCTATGCTGCGGCAATGCCACGGCAGATGTGTTGGCAAAGTTCCAGCAGGATGAGAACGGTCTTTTTTTTAATCAGCGTCTTGAGATTGAAGTTGGTAAGCGTAAGGCACATGCTGAAAAGCAACGTACTCGCGCTATTGATGGATGGAAAAAAAGAAAAAATCAAAACTCTGATACGGATGCCACGGCATCTACCACGGCATATGCCACGGCAATGCCTTTAGAAAATAGAAATGAAAATGAAAATGAAATTATAGTTGAAGATGCAAATGAAAAAAAGACTACGCGGAAAAAGTTTGTGAAGCCGCATGAGAATGATGTGTATAACCTGATGGGTGAACTCAATGCAGTTGGTCAGAACTTTATGAGCGAAGACAAGTTGGTTAATTTCGCTCGCGTGTTTATGGATCACTATGAATCGAATGGATGGGTAGTAGGTAAAACACCAATGAAGGATTGGCAAAGCACAGTGCGCAACTGGATGCGCAAGGAATGGGAGAAAATCAAAAATCAAAAATCAAATACCTATGGAAAATCAAAATTTGACAACGTTGCACACTATCAAAATGTGGCAGCCCAAGTCGCAGCTGACATTCAGAGAGAGCGTAACAAGTAAACAAATTTCATTGCTGCGTAAGATAGACCGCAATGAAACTAAATTGAAAATTGCAATGCTCATTAGCCGTTGCTGCGCGATGCTCAACATCGAAAAGAATATGAACGCAGAGCAAATCAATTTTGCAGCTGAACACATTGTACAAGAAAAATGGATTTATTCGCTTGAAGATATCCAGTTCTGTTTAGATCGTGGTGCGGCTGGCATGTATGGTACTATTTACAATCGTTTGGATTTATCTATTATCAATGAATGGATATCAAAGTATGAGCAGGAAAGACAATCACATATTACTGCTATGAAGACGGAAGAAAGGCAGAGCAACAACATCTATGAAATGTTTCAAAATCCCCAAGTGATTGAGGCTATTCAGCAAACAGCTGACAAGTTGAAGATTGAAGAAGCACCGGCACGGGAAGTGAAGCGCAGCGAGGTTAGTGCATTTGAGCAAAAGCTAATGGCTGAATACGATGGGCTGCCGCAATGGAATAACGACATGCGCTTTCGTGTTTACAAGAACACACCTTACCAGTTCAACGAGTACCGCAAAGAGCGTTACATGGAAGAGATTAACAAGCAAAATGAATACTGATGACGCATACAAGTTATCTTGATAAAAAAACTTATGCAGTAAATTTCAAATGTCCTTCATGCGGTTGCAAAGAATTTCAACGACCGATTGATGAGTTGTTACAGCTAACATTTCTTGAAGGATATTTTGAGTGCGTTAATTGCGCTGAAGAATTTAGCTACTACGCTGAAGCTTTTACGTTGCAGTCTTTAGCACCTACAAAACCACAACTAACTTTATTTTAATGAAAGCCTACGACAAGCAGCGCGAAACCGAACTACTACGCAAGTTGTTTGTGTTAACAGCTAAACGCAGCATGCGTCCTGCCATGAGTGATAATATGGCAATGCGTCTTATCTTTGAGGAGCTTTTACTACTCACTGACAAAGATGAATACAGGCTATGACAATAGGCGAATTGTTTGATAGGTTGGCTGATTATCCTGATGAGATGGAAATCTTTATAGGCTTCATCGACATCCACAGCATCCACCTTGAACAGTTCGAAATAATTGAAACGACCGATTTGAACGGACATAAAACAATCGCACTAATGTCCGATGACATCGCAATAATTAATAATTAATACAATGAGTAACTATCAAATGCAAGAGGGTCAGTTCACCCTATTCAAGAACAACAACGTGGCTAACAACGGACCACAGTACACAGGTGAAATCATGGTTAACGGCAAGAAGATGCGACTGGCTGCATGGGTCAAAGAAGGAAAGAGTGGCAAGTTCTTTTCGGGCAAAATGTCTGAGCCGATGCAACAACGCCCACAAGAAGACGATTCACAAGGCACAGGTGATTTGCCGTTCTAATTTCATGTTTATAATTACTTTTATGTTTTGGGTGCGCATCCAAAAATATAAAGTATATTTGATGCATGATAACATTAGAACAAATCAATTCGCCCATTCAAAGTAATGCAGGTGAATTTTGGAAGTACGTTCCGAATACGAATCAAAGATATTTGATAAGCAATCAGGGTCGTTTACTCACCACTAAACACAAGAACAGCAACAGGCATGCGATAATGCTACCAGCTAAAAATCACAAAGGCTATTTGGCTACTGTCATTTTAATTGATGGCAAACTGAAGTCAGTTACGTTGCATCGCCTTGTTGCTTCTGCATGGATTGAAAATCCACAAAAGAAAACGCAAGTCAATCACATCAACTTTGTTCGTGACGATAACCGATTAGAAAATTTGGAATGGGTAACACCTGCTGAAAATACAAAGTATAGCTACGATGCAGGTCGAATTCAAAAACCAATATGCACCAACTTTGTAAAAGGTAGCAAGAACGGAACAGCCAAATTGAATGAGCAAAAAGTAAAAGAGATTCGGGAAAAGTTTAAACCATATCAATATACCCGGAAGATGTTAGCGTTGGAATATGGTGTAGCAGAATCAACCATTAAGGATGTAATACTCCGTAGATGGAAACACGTTGAATAATGTACGAAGCACGATTCAATAGTAAACAAGAGCAAGCCTTACGACATTTATCTACATCAAGCAATGTAGAACAAGTGTTGTATGGTGGTGGTGTATACGGAGGTAAAACATGGCTTGGATGTTATTGGCAAATCGTGCGCAGGTTAAAGCATCCACACACAAGAGGTTTGATAGGTCGTGCAGAATTGAAGAAGCTGCAACTTTCTACAATGCTACGATTTTGGGAGTTGTGTAGTCAGATGGGGTTAAAAGCAGGTGAACACTACACCTACAACGGACAACTAAACATGATTCGTTGGTTTAATGGTAGCGAAACAATCCTCATGGACATGGCAGCTACACCCAGCGATCCCGATTTCCATAGATTTGGATCACTTGAAATTACCGATTACTTTCTTGATGAGGTTGCTGAAATGACAAAGAAGGCGGTAGATATTATTGATACACGTGTGCGTTATAATTTGGTTGGTGGAATACCAAAAGGATTGATGAGTTGTAACCCATCAAAAGGTTGGTTATACAATGACATTTGGTATCCATGGAAAAAGGATTTATTGCCACCACACAAAGCATTTGTTGAGGCATTGCTGAAGGATAACACGATAAGTCCTGATGCAGTCTATGAAGCCAAGATGATGCGACTACCTGAAGCCGACCGCAAACGATTGCTTGAAGGCGATTGGGACTATGATGAAAGTGTGGACTGGATATATCAGTATGAAGATTTATTGCGCTGCTTCCGGGAAGAGGATGCTAAAGGTGATAAGTTTATTAGTGCCGACATCGCACGACTTGGAAAAGATAGAAGTGTGATTTGTGTGTGGCATGGTTTGCAGTTGATGGAGATACACGAGCTGCGCAAGCAACCAATAACAACTGTTGTTGCCACCATTCGCCAACTATGCGACAGGCATTCGGTTAAACTTAGCAATGTGATCTGCGATGAAGATGGTGTAGGCGGTGGTGTAGTCGATAGCTTGAAGTGTCGCGGCTTTCTCAATGGTGGGCGTGCAAAGCAATCGGATAAGTTCACCAACCAAAAGGCTGAGTGCTATTTCAAGTTAGCAGAATTGATTGAGCAGAACAAAGTAATTTTCAAAGTGTCGCAATTCCGCGATGTCATCGTGCAGGAACTGGACATGATACGCAGAAGGCAACCCGAAGCCGATGGCAAGTTAGCTGTGATAGGCAAAGACGAGATAGCACGAATGCATGGTAAGTCTCCTGACTATGCTGACGCGATAATGATGCGTATGTACTTTGAACTATTCCCAAACTACGGCAGCTATAGTTGGGCGTGACCCCTCAATTTTAACAATTTTTAACAGGGTGAGTGTAAGTAGTTGCACTATCTTCGCCCTATCAATAACAATAAATCTTATCACATGAAAAAAGCATCTACCATTCTCCGTTACATCATTGGCGCAATTATCATCTTCGCAGTTCTAAGCTACTGCCAAGAACTGAACGAATGCCTAATGAATCACTAAGCAAACCAATCAATAATCAATAACATGAATTTTCACAAAGACAATCTTGAAGCATTGCAGAAGTTTCAGCAGATGCTCAACGCAGAACCAGACCCACTTGGAGTTGAATCTACGCCCGACAAGAAGGCGCAGACATTAGTCATTAGCCACGTAGAAACCACACTCGATGAGTTATTCTTCGGGCATTGGCGCACTGAGAACTTTAAATGGTCGGTACTTGCCAACGAAGTGCAGGCATCACTGGAGTTAGTGGTGATACACCCCATTAGCGGCTACGAGTTGAAGCGCACTGGTGCCGCTTCGGTAATCATCATGGTTGACAAAGTACCCGACAACGTGTTCGGTAGCGATCGCAATAGATGGGCATTAAACCCCGATAATAAAAAAGCTAACGCTATGGACTTGGCGTTTGGTAAACTCAAAACAGAGTGCCTTAAAAACGCAGCATTGTCATTAGGCAAAGTGTTCGGTCGTGACTTGAATCGAAAGAACAAAGACACATACAAGCCATTCAAGTTGAAGGGTGCGCTTGGTCGTGGGCATGAGCAAGATGTGGCGTATGTGCGTGACCTTATTGAGGTTGCACCTGATGCAAATACGCTCAATAAAATTATGAAGGCTTGCAGTTCCGAAATTCTTGCAGCCGTAAGTGAAGAACTTAGAACTAAGTTTGCTTCATACGGAATTGAATAATTGTATATTTGACCATCAATAACAACAACAAATGGAAAACGTATTATTCAGAGCGTCACAACTTGGTAAGTTGATGACTGATGCGAGGACTAAAACAGGTCTTAGCGAAACCACAAAGAGCGCACTACTGGAAGTCTATGTGCAGCAGCGTTACAAACGCTACAAAGAAATCAGCAACAAGTACATTGAGAAAGGTTTGGCTGTTGAGAATGATGCTATCGACATGTGGCGCAGGGAGCGCAAACAAATCGTGTTTAAGAACGAGCAGATGTTCCAAAATCAATTTGTCAAAGGCACGCCCGACCTGCTCATTATCGATGACAATGACAAGTGCTTGAACGTGCCTGACATCAAATCTTCATGGAGCATCCACACCTTTATGGATTCAAAACAGGATGACTTGAGCAAAGACTACTATTGGCAAGGGCAGGCATACATGTGGCTAACGGGCGCACCTACTGCAACCTTCTGCTTTGTGCTTGTCAATGCACCCATCGAGATGATTAACGATGAGAAATATCGTTTAGCACGCAGACTCAATCTTATTGATCCACAGGGTGACCCTAACTTCATCAAGAAGGCGCAGAACATTGAGCGCAATATGATTTATGACATGGAGCAGTTCATGCGCGATTACCCGGATGCAGATTTGGAATCGCACCGCACCGAATGGGTGTACGATATACCAGTGCAGGAGCGCATACACGAAAAGGTTGTTGAGTTTGATGAGGCAGCAATCGCAAAGCTTCAGGAACGTGTACCAATGTGGCGTGAATACCTTAATACTTTAGCACTATGAAAAAGCAAACAGCAATCCAATGGCTTACAGAAAGAATCTTTAATGATTACGGAATAGCATATAGTGATGTAGAGATTTGGAATTATGCACAAGAGATGGAACGTGAACAAATAATTGAAGCATATTCAAATGGTTGGCATGACGGTCAAGATGTGATATTGCAACAAGTCAAGCACATTGATAAAGGTGGCGATGATGCCGGTCAAAAATTATACAACGAAACATACAAATGACCACCGACCAACTCAAAGACCATGTGCGCAATTCAATGCAGCACTACTACAACAAAGAACAAGTAATCGAATTAATCAATAAGCTAAACAATGAAAGCAAAAGACAAGGCATGGCAACTGTACTCGAACTATTTTGATATAGTCGAAGG